CGAGGACGCGTGGTTCGACGACCACGACGACTACCAAGCGCGCATCGAGCGCGTGGAGTCCGGCGACGTCGACGACCACCTCGACACGATCGCCAACATCGAAACGAGCGATCAGGTGAAGGACGCGATCGGCGTCCGACGCGCCGAGATCGAGGGGTAAACTCCCATGCCGCTCCAGCCTGACGAGGTCACCTCCGAACTCCCGTTCGATGCCGACGCGTTCGGCATGACCGAGGAGGACTTCAACACCGAGCTGGAGTCGTACATCTCGACAGCCGCAGAGCGCGTCGAAGACTGGCTCGCCGTCTCACTCGAACCCGAGACGGCGACGGAAACGCTCTCACGACCGTCGCACGTCGACAAACACGACCTGCCACTACCCAGACGGCCGGTCCAGCAGGTCGCCTCGGTCACGATCGACACCGGCCGAGTGAGTGGCGGCGACGTCGAGCCGGACGACTACTGGGTCGAGGAGACGCACCTGGAGCTGAAGCCCGACGCGAACCGAGACGCCTGGCCAACGGATCGGCGGTCGGTCACCGTCGAGTGGACGCACGGTCTCGAGGAGCTCCCCGAGGGCGTGAAGAAGGCGATCATCCGGCTGGTCCGGGCTCGACTCCGGGCGATCACCGCGGACGGCATCTCGTCCGACACGATCATGGGGGACTCGATCTCCTACGAGCCGGAGGAGAAGGTCGTCCGTCGCGCCCGAGGCGACGCTGCTGGCTACGAGGCGCCATCCTACTACGGAGGTGCGGCCTCGGTATGACCTTCCCGTCCGCACCGGCGAAGGCTCGCCAGCGGCTCCAGATGCACGGATCCGACATCACCATCCAACACTACGAGATCGAGGATGGTGGCTCCCGCGGCAGTCGACCGGTCGAGTCCGAGAAGCAAACCGTCAAGGCGTACGTCCAGGACAAGTCGGCGTCGACGAACCTGCACGAGCTGCTCGGCCGCGAACTCTCGATCGACGTCCGGTTCCGCGTCCTCGAGGCATCGATGCACGATGACCTCCGCGATGGCGGTCACGATGGCGCGTCCCGAGTGACCTACCGCGAGCGGACGTACGTCGTCGAGCACGTCGAGGATGAGGGCGATGGAACGCTGACGCTTCACTGCTCAACCTGGGAATCAGACTAAGATGATCGACAACTACGACGACCGCAACCGCGAGGAGACGCTCGACGCGGTCAGCGACTTCTCCGCCGAGCAGCTCGAGGCGTTCATCGAGTTCGAGAAGGCGCACAAGAACCGGAAGACGGTGGTCGAGCCGCTCGAACGAGAGCTGCTCACGGTGACGTCGACCGGCCGCAACTACGTCGCTGGGCTCTGGTTCGACTCCGTCGACGAGGAGAAGGTCGTGCGCCAGTCGCGCCGCATCGAGCAGGCGATCGACGCCGGCGACCTTGAGGTGGTCGGCTGATGGTCGAGGACAACAACAACCTCCCCGAGGCGAAGGAGGCGCTCAACGAGGGACTGGCCGACGGGATCGAGAAGCTCCACCGGCTCTGCCTGCGCCAGCTCGTCAGAAACATGAGCGATGGGAAGGATGCGCTCGGGAACCCTTGGGAACCACTCAAGGAGTCGACCATCCGCGCCAAGGGCTCGGACACACCGCTGATCGACAGCTCTCGGCTCATCACGAACATCAACGTCGCCTCGGAGATGAACCGGAAAACGAAGACCTCGGTCATCGGGACGAACCTGGATTACGCCAAGCACCACGAGTACGGCGCTCCGGAAGCCGGCATCCCCCGGCGACCCATCTTCGGACCCGTGGCTCGCCTGGCGGACAAAAAGGCACCCGAGGTCCTCGGCGAAGAGATCGGGCTCCGACTCAACGAGGCGGAGCTCTGACCGCCGATGCTGACAACTGCCGAGGAGGACCGCCTCGAAGCCAGCTTCCCGCTCGAGGGGCTCACCGTCGACTACGAGGGCGAGTCGTACACGTACGACCTCACGCCCTTCTGGAGTGGCGGTGACGAAGCAGGCGAGGATGCGACCGCCGATCCCGACTACCCGGCGCTCGTGTTCGGTTGGAACGAGCAGTCTGAGCCTGCCACCGAGCGGCAGCCCGTCGACGACGTCGCGGCCGTCGACAACCCCCTCGACGTTCCGGAGTACCGCGAGACGGAGACCGCCGAGGTCTACGACGAGCTGTCGGTGACAGTGGCAGTCGAGGCGGCGCACGACGCCAACGGCGTCCCGCCCCAGGTGCGCGGCGGGCAGCTCGCTCGCCAACTGTGGCGGTTCACCACTCTGGATCTCGACCTCAACAGCGTTGGCCCGGATGGCGAGCGCCCGATGCGGATCGACGTCCAGAGTGGGCCGACTCCCAGCCGTGTCCGGCTGACGTACCGGCTGGAGTGGGCGCTTCGGCTCCATCACTCGGAGACGAAGGAGACGGTCTACGACACGGTCGAGGATGTCGGCGTCGAGGCTGAACAGACACGAGACTAACCCCTTCCGAACGAACACACATGACGACAGTTTCACCGGTCGAAATCGACGTTTCGGCAGAGACCGCTGCACTCCCTCAGGAGACCTTCACCGATGTCGCGGTGATCGGGACGGCTGCGAACGCCCCGCCCGATGCCGCGTTCGGTGAAGTCAACCGATACGGGAGTGCGGCCGAAGTAGCAAACGACTACGGCGACGGCAGCGACGTCCACACGGCGTCCCAGGCCGTCGCCGAAAACGGCGCGGACATCTGGTACGTCCTCGTCCTCGAACAGACGGAGGTCGTCGACGAGAACGTCGACGATGGCGGCACCGTCGCGAACACGCCGATCCACGGCGAAGCCGGCGTGACTGCCGACGCACGCGAGGCCGTCTACACGGCAGACGACCCCGTGGAGACTCCCGCAGAGGGAGAGGTCGCGGTCAACACCGCGACCGGCGAGATCTCCACCGGCGACGGGACGGCCGCGACGCTGACGTACTCCCACGTCGACTGGAGTGGGCTCGAGGAGCTCGAGTACCACGGCATCAACCGCGCCCATCTCGCGGACACGCGAGCCGGTCGCAAGCACATCGGCGACTACGACGAGTTCGTCGCCTGGGCCGCAGCCGCCCGGGTGGGCGTCCCGCTCGCGATCGAGGATCCGCGGGAGTTCGAGAGCGACGAAGAGGCGATGGCCGTCGCTCACGACGTCGCCGGCTACGTCCCTGGCGGTCACGTCCTCGGGATCACCGCGAAGGCCAGCGGCGACGTCGGCGCTCACCAGCTGGGGAAGATGGCGGTCAACGATCCCTGGCGCGACTTCCACATGGACGGCGAGGGCTACCCCTTCGCGACCGACGGCGTCAAGGGAAGCCTCATCGGCAACCCCGGAGTGAACGACACGTTCGTCGGCGGGGACGCCGACGGCAACGGGCCGACCAACGTGGTCGTCACGATCGAGGGAACGAACACGCTCTGGCGGAGCGTCTCGACGGCCGGCGCTTCGAGCGACTATCAGTTCTTCGACGTGAAGATGACCGAGGACTTCGCGATCTCGGTCATCGAGAACGCGCTCATCAGCCGGCAGCTGAACCGCGACCAGATCCCGTTCACCGAGGACGGCCAGTCGATGATCGAGGACGCCCTCATCGGCGGCCTCAACGAGTACGTCGGCGGTCCCGACGACCCGTTCGCCGAGGCCGACATCACGATCCCGGCGCCCGAGGACGTCCCCGAGGACGATCGGGCGAACCGGCAGTGGACCGGCATCCAACTCGACTACCGGCTGACCGGCAGCGCCCAGACGTTCAGCGTCAACCTGACGCTCAGCGTCTGACGCGCTCCGTCTGCCACAGAGCACCTAACAACCTACAAGGTACACACAAATGTCACGATACGAGAAGGACGAGGTCACGATCCTCGTCGATGGCGTGCGGGTTGAACAGCTGAAGAACTTCGACCCGCCGGAAGAGTCCTACGAACGCGAGTTCGACGCGACCGTCGGCGATGACGACGACGTCCTGCTGTCGGACAACAACCCCGAACTCGAGGGCGAGATCGAGGTCTCCCCGACATCGGGAACGATCCCGACGCTCAACAGCCTGACCGAGGACGGGACCGAAACCACGATCACGGTGCGGTTCCCGTCGGCCGACGCTCGGGACAGCGAGACGTACGTCCGGGTCGTCTTCACGAACAAGGCGTACGCGAACAGCTTCGACGACGACAACACGTCCCCGCCGAACCGGACGTACACCTTCATCGCCAACGACACGCAGTAACTCATGAGCGATGAAATCGACATCCAAGAGCTCGAGGAACAGGACTGGGACGTCAGCGACGACGATCCCCGCGAAGAGATCGAGTACGAGTTCCTGAACGGCAACACGAAGCGGTTCCTCGTTCAGGACCCCGACACCAACGACCTGCTCGACATCGTCGCGGTCGAGCCGGGGGAGGACGGGGATATCGCCGAGAACCTCTACGAGATCGTCAGCGCGGCAGTGGTCGCGCCCGAGATCACGCTGGAGCGGTGGCAGGACGTGCGCCCCGCAGACCGGATCGGCCTCGCCGACGAGGTGGCTGAGGTCATCGGTCTGAACAAGCTGCTGGGGTTTACCGACGCTGGGCTCGAAGCCCAGCTGGACGACTCACAGTTAGAATCGCTCGAGAGTGGGGCCTCCTGATCGAAGAGGTCGACGCCTGGCCCTGGGAGAAGAAGCTGTTCTACGGAATCTGCCTCGCAGAATCCAACCCGGATCAGAACGACGCCCCCGAGTTCGACATCGACGAGCTCGCCGACATGGAAGGAGTTCCAACGTCGCCGTCGGACCTCCCCGGGAACCCGTGATCACGTAACGGGGCCGCGAACTGCCCCCGGACGATTTTGACTGTTGTGTCTTGTACCGCCGATCCTGCGACATAGTTCGCAGTTGACCACACTCGCAGATAACTCACCCATATAAAACGATGTTAGGAGGAGGTGGCCACCGGACGATCGCGACAGTCCTTACCGCCCAAGACAACGCGAGCGGCAAACTCAACCGGGTCGAACGGGCCGGCGACGACGTCGCCGAATCAGCGTCTGAAGCAGAGGATCGGATCCAGGGTCTGAGTAAGGCGTTCGCCGCAACCGGTGCCGCGACTGCTGCACTCGGCGGGTCGATCGCGCTGCTCACTCAGCGATTCGGCAAGCTGGGCCAGCAGTTCCAGACCATCCAGACGACGTCCGGCGCGACGGCTGAGGAGATGCAGCAGATTCGGGGAGCGGCGAAGGAGGTCAGTACGACCCTTCCCGTGACGCTCGCTCAGTCGACGCAGGCGATGCAGGCGCTGTCGTTCGCTGGTCTCTCGGCGTCCGAGTCGGTCGCCGCACTCGCGGAGACGAGCGAACTCGCTGTCGCGGCGAACATGCGCGGCTCGGAAGCCGCCGAGGTCGTCGCCCAGTCGATGAACGCGTTCAACCTCGAGGCCGAGCAAGCGGACGCGATCGTCGGGTCGCTGGGTGCAACCTTCAGCAACTCCTCGACGCGAGTTCGCGGGCTCGCCCAGGCACTCACCGAAGTTCAGTCGACAGCCGCCTCTGCGGGGCTTTCCGTCGCCGGCACGGTCGGTGCGCTGGGGACGCTGGCCGACAACGGTATCCAGGCGTCCAAAGCGGGGACGTCGCTGAACGCTGTGCTCAGTCGGCTGACCGGGAGCAGCGGCCAGACGAAGAAGGCGCTGGATGAACTCGGGCTGTCGATGGACAGCTTCACGAACGAGTCTGGGGAGCTGAAGGATCTCTCGACAGTGATGACGACGCTGTCGAGCCGGATGGAGGATCTGGGGGAAGCCGAGCAGATCCGGTTGGCCCAGCAGCTCGCCGGCCGGGAAGGTGCTCGGGCGCTCCTCCCACTCATCAACCGAACCGACGAGTTACAGCAGAAGATCCAGTCGAATCTCCGGGCAGAGATCCAGGGGGCCATCGGCGACATCGCCGAGATGAACAACCAGGAGATCGAGGCGACGTCCCAAGCACTCGGGATGGAAGTCTCGGGGGAGACGGACACACAGCAGCTCGTCTCCAACCTCCAGGAGCTGGATCAGCAGGGCGAGTCTACCGAGGAGATCATGTCTCGCCTCCAGGTCGGTCTGGGGCTCACCGACCAGGCTGCGCAGTCGCTCGCGACGGATATCACGGAGACCAACAAGTCGGCTGAGGAGATCGCCCAGAGTATCGGGGGCGTGACGACGGCCGCGGAGCTCGCTGAGAACCAGACGAAGACGCTGTCTGGGCAGATCGAACAGCTCCGCTCGTCGATGCAGGTCCTCGGATTCGAGATCTACCAGGGGACGAAACCGGCAGTCTCCACGCTCGTGGGAGGTCTCCGTGGGCTCGTAGAGCCGCTCTCACAGAACGAGTCCGCAGCTCGAGCCCTCGGTGTCGGCTTGGTTGGTCTCACCGCTGCGACTGGTATCGCAACCGCTGCCCTCGGTGCCCACATCGCCCAGCTGAAACTCGCCGCCCTCGCCGAAGCAGGAGCGGCGAGCCAAACCGCAGCGGGAACGGCGGCACTCTGGGCGAAGAGCGCGGCGCTCGGGGCGGCCTCTCGAGCGCAGTGGTTGATGACCGCCTCGACGAGTCAACTACTCGCGGCGACGACCGCGAAAACGGCCGCGCTCTGGACGTCCGTCACGGCGATGGGCGCGAGTGCCGCGGCCAGCCTCACGGGAGCCGGAGCGATGGGCATCTTCTCGGGGGCGGTCGGCATCGCGACGACGGCCGTCGGCGCGCTCTGGACCGCACTCGGTCCCATCGGCTTGCTGGCCATCGGCATCACTGCAGCCATCCTCGGTCTGGCTGGCGTGATGAAGACGGATCTGTTCGGCGCCGGCGACAAGGCGGCCGGCGTCCTCGGATTCTTCAGTGAGAAGGCCGGGCAGGCGTGGGCGATCACGGAGCAGTTCATCGGCATCTTGTTCGAGCTCGCACGGATCGGCGCGACGATCGCGGGGCTGTCACTCATCGCACCGTTCGCCGCAGTTCTGAAGCTCCCTGACCTCATCTCCAGCGTCGGGCCGAAGGTCAAGAACGCGGCGATGAGCCTCCCGGGGAAGATCGCAGATGGGCTCGCGAGTCTCGGTCCCGCGAAGTACGCACTGCCTGTACTGGGGCCGTTGCTGCTCGCGAAGGACATGATCACGGATCCGAGCAAGTGGCTCGACGCCGGGAAGCAGATCCCGGGGATGATCGCGAACGGCATCAAGAGCGCCGCCTCGAAGCCCGTCGACGCGGTCACCAACGTGGCCTCAGGGATCCGCGACCGGCTGCCGTTCTCCCCGGCTGAGAAGGGTCCGCTCCAGTCGCTCGGTGAAACCGGGCCGGGGCTGATCCAGACGATCGCCGGCGGCGTCGAGTCGGAGGCACCGACGCTCGTCTCGTCGATCAGCAACGTGCTGGGGCAGACCCCGCTGGGACAGGCGGCCGGAGCTGCGGGCGGCCTTCTCGGAAAGACACCGCTCGGGCAGGCCGCCGGCGCGGCAGCTGACGCGCTCAGTGGCTCCGGTGACGGCGGTGGTTCCGGTGGTCCGGGCGGCGGGCCAGGAGACGGAACGCCCCCGATCGAGATCACGATCAACCAGGACATCGACGTCGACGGCGGCGACGCAACCGAGGCCGACGTCGCCACGGCCGCGAGCGATGGCGCATCGCAGGCGATCAGCGGTGACGCGCTCGATGCGTTCTTCGCCCGGCTGGCTCGGGAGGTGAACAACTAACATGTCTGACGTCGTGACGATCGGCGATATGGTGCTTTCGGGAGTGACCAGTATCAACGACTCGGGGGCCTGGAACGCGCCGGAGAAGCGGACCGAGCAGGGCTTCCAGTTCAGTACCTACGTCCGGCAGGAACCGGTTGAAGTATCGCTCGAGGCGTGGGTCCCAGTCGAGAAGTACCGCTCGCTACAGTCGCTGCGGGAAAGCGGGGAACCGTTCCCGGCGTCGGTCGGGCAGGTCTCGATCTCGAGGGCGAAGCTGGAGGCGTTGGATACGTCGAACGAGGCCAAACGCGACTCCCACTACCAGGTGTCGCTGACCATCAAGCAGATCACGGAGGCGGAGATCGAGACGGCAGAGATCTCGATCGAGACCGAGTCCGGTGCGATGGGAAGCGAGGCAGCCGGGACGGAGTCGTCGCTGGGTCAGCCCGAGGAAAGCGATGGCGGGCAGGTCGAAGATGAGTCCGGCGGCATCGTCGACACGTTATCTGGGTTCCGTGAGTCGCTCTCGGGGGTGCTCTAACCGATGGAAGAAATCCCGATTCCCCAGCGGCGAGCCCAGGACAAACGCCCGATCCACCTCGAGTTCATCCCACGGTCGTTCCCCGGCCAGCGGTTCGCGCTGCGGATGGACTGGAACGCCGTTCAGGGGGAGTGGACGGTCGAGATCGAACACCTCCGGCGAGAGTTCACGATCACGAAAAGCATCGCCACCCCGTACCGACCCTACTCGTACCTGCCCTACCTGGTGTTCGTCTTCGCGGATCCGTCGGGCGAAGAGACCGCGGTCACACCGTCGAACCTAGGCGACGAGATAAAGTTCTGGGTGCTGCCCGGACCATCGGGACGCCGACCCGGGGAGGACTGATCGATGACGGTCTGGCAACAGCATCGGAGCGTCGACGCCGGCGAGGTTTCGCTCGACGGACTCGACCTCGACATCCGAGTTCGAAAGCCGAAGGACGATCCGCTCGAGTTCGAGGTGACGACGTGGAACTTGACCGACGAGACGTGGGGGCGAATCGGAGATGGAGACCTCTGCCGAATCGAACTCGGTTGGGGAGATGGAACCGTCGAGACGGTGTGCCTCGGGAAGATCGACACGCGAAAGCGGTCGTCATCAGCGAGCGACGTCGAGTACACGCTCAAAGGCGTCGACGAGACCGAGTCGGTGACGAAGGTCAGTCCCGACAGCTCCTGGTCGCAGAAGACGTGGGTAAACAAGCGCGCCGACCAGATCACCGAGGCGATCGCCACCGAGATCGGTCTCTCGGCGCAGACGGAGTCCGCCGGCGAGCCGATCTCGGGCTCGTGGTCGGTGACACCGGACAAGACGGTGACGGGATGGTTGGATGACCTCGTCCAGATCGCCGCGGAGAAAACGGGCGTCGAGTGGGAGTGGTTCGCAGCTCGCGGACAGGTGTACTTTCTCCCTCGGTCGGAGCAAGCCCAGGAGGCCCCGCAGCTGAGTTACGAGGGGATGCTGGTGTCGATCGGCGAGAAGTCCGACACGAACGACGACGTCGAGGGGCAGCTGGAGTTCGAGGCGATGCTTGAGCCGCGCATCTCGAAAGGGGCCGCGGTGTACGTCGCGACGGACGACTACAGCGGGCCGTATCGCGTGAGCGACTACGAGTTCCGCTCGTCGACGCAGTCCGGCGACCATCTCGTCCGGGGGACGCTGACGCCGATCGAGGCGGACTACTCCATCGAAAACTGACCATGAACGCCTGGGATCAATCCACGATCGATTGTACTGACTGCGACGGGACGGCCGTCGCGAAGAGCAACCAGTGGGGGGAGACCACTCACTACGAATGTCCCGAGTGCGGCTGCAGAATCGACGTGGAGGACCTCTGATGTCAGGGAACGTCGACACGTTCAAGCAGGCCGTCCGCTCGGAGATCCGAGGGATCTACACGCTCACCTTCGTCCGTGTCGAGGAGATCGACGAGGAGACGCGCAGGGCGGTCGTCTCGCTGAAGAGCGACTCGGATATCCTCATCGACAACGTCCCGGTCGCGTCGCCGTTCGCCCGGAACGGCGCCGGGATGATCACGCCGATCGAGAGCGGCGACGAGGGGCTCGTGATGCACGCACAGGAGCCGCTCGCGAAGCAGATTCAGCAGCGGGGTGAACAGCCGGTCGAGAGTGAGCGCCGCTTCCAGCTCGAAGACGCCGTCCTACTCCCGTTGCTTTGGCTCGACGAGGACGATATCCCAGAACACGGCTCGAACGAGTTCGTGGTCGACCTCGGTGAGGACGCACCGACGATCCGGCTGAACGGGGAGTCGGGTGGGTTCCAGCTCGTCGACGGGAGCGGTCACGGGATCGTCTCCGACGGGGAAGGGAACTTCACCTGGCACGCGCAGTCGGTCGACGTCAAGGAGGGGCCGATCGAGTGATGGCTACGCCAGCTCTCATCGGTGCGCCGTGCGAGGCCGATGGACACCCCTCGGCGTGTTCGGAGCCGGCGACGGGGACCGTCGAGTCGACAGATGACGCACTCCTCTCGGTCGAGGGTGCCGATGTCGCCAACCACGCGACTGCGGTGATGCACTTCCCCTCGCACGGCCACTCGACGGATCCGATGGGGAACTGCGTCGACTACCAAACGCACGACCTGACGCCGGATCAGGACCACATCCTGACGGTCGACGGCGAGCCGGTGATGTGCGTCGACGACTCGACGGCCGACCCTGGCTCCGGTGGGACAGCGGTGATCACCGACCACGGCGACAACCAACTTCTGACAGTGACTGAACAGTAACCGATGGACTACAAACGCACACTCGCGCTCGAGGACGACGGCAGCTTCCGCGTCGAGAACGGGGAACTCGTCTGGATCGATGGCGCGGCGGCGGTCGAGCAAGAACTGAAGACGACGCTCGTGACCGTCCGCGGCGAGGATCCCTTCGACGAAAACCACGGTCTCCGCGTGTTCGAGGCCGCCGGCGCTGCGCCGGCGATCCTGGAGCGGGAGATTCGAGATACGCTCCGACAAGACCATCGCGTCGACACGGTCGACGACGTCGACATCGCGGAGCCGGATTCGAACCGGCGCGTCGGCGTCGCGATCGAGGTGACGCTCGTCGACGGAACGGGTCTCGACTTCGACGCGGAGGTATCAGTCTAATCACTCATGACCGATAGCGAGTACGGCATTCAACCAGACGGATCGTTACGCCGCCCACACGTCGACGACCTCCGCGAGCGCCTCGAGCGGACGTTCAAAAACTCTGCTGGCGAGGGAATCGAGCTCAACCAGGGTTCG